GTTGGAATCCAACAACAAGACGCCGCCCTTGGCAGCAGTATCAAGTGCAGCAGTACCGGCGGTAGCCTGAGTTAATACCCAGCGATAGCTGGCATCGTCAAATGCCAAGAAATCATCAATAAATCCAAAACCCTCTCCCAAGCCGCCAGTTAACACTTGCGTCAACGGAGCCTGGTGCCACAGGTTCGGACTCAATCCACGACCGATTGAACCGGACTTGGCTTGTGGTCTTGTATATAAATCTGCCATTACATTTTCCTAATCGTAAAAAAGTTAAGCGACGTAACCGATAAAGTTTCGTCGACGGTTGTAACAAACAAAATTTCCCCAATTGTCCATATGGATTTCACGAACAGTATGCTGACGCGCCGCTTTTTGCGGAGCATGGCGTACCATGTGTTTACCCTTACGGAAGAAGTAACGAAGCGTTCGCCAGTTCACACCGTAGATTGGATCACTGGTATCATTGGTTTGCAGATAAGGAACCCAAACAACTGGATTGCCCTTAAAGACTGCACTACCGGCATACTTCGCAAGGTCAACACCAAGGTTGTCATTGCGACCTTCCAGCAGCTTTTCGAGCTTCTCAACTACATCGTAGTTGGTGTAGAAACCCCAATCGCTTTCCCCACCACGAGCCAGTTCGGCATAGTTGCGAGGTGCTTGGAAGTTCGTAAACGCAATCGCCTTTCGCCACTTGGCGAGACAGTCATCACGACTTACGGAAGTATAGTTAAAAGCCCAGTTCTTCCAGTTCGAGTAAGTCGAACTAGACAGACCACCGGCACCACTGGTGAAACCACTCGGGTTTCCACCCGTAAAACCACCACCTGGAGTTGTCGTGGATTTCTGAATCCAAAACGGCACACCACTGGGCGGTCGAGGCGACACGGTACTGCTACTAGGAGCAGACCACATGGCTTCTTCCATGTGCTCAAAAAAATCGTTGTACATCGAATGTTCGCGTACTTCGATTTCCCGAATGATCGTTTCACGATCACTCTGCATGCTGTCCTCATCAACATCGTAACTGAAATTGACAGTCTGCTTTGACCACTGCTGCTTGGCAGATTGTGTCAAGTCTTTGACACCAGTTGCGTCTACAGCATACAGTTCACTGTTCTTGGCAGTCCCAGTATTAGTTACTTGGACTTTCCAATTCAGTTGAACACCACCCTTTTCAGGGTCCTTACCCTTACGCTTAAACATCTTTGAAGCAAAGATATGGTGCTGGTTATCTAACGAGATATCCACCCATCGTCGCTTCTTAAAGTTGTCAAGTGTAAGATTGACAAAATCATCTAGTTGGTCGGGAAGCAAAGGCATTATCCGACTCCTATATTACAAGCCATCCTACAGATCTCCATTGTCCTTTAGGTAGCCATCAAAGGCTTCCTTTAAGACCGGACTATCCACAGGATCATCGGTCGGAACACTAGTCTTCTTCGCACTTGAACCAGAACCCAAACGAGTTTTGGCTTGTTTACGAACTCGACTATTGAACGACCTGCGGCTTTGGTTATCTACTTCATCTGAAAAAACAGTTCGATACGCTTGGTCAACGAGAGCACCCATCTCAGGGACAGCTTGTCCATGCGTTTGATATCCCGTAGCCAAAACCAGTACTTGATCATAAAGGCGCTCACGATTGACCGCCGCTGAACTTCCTTGTTCTAAATTTTCGTAACTGGAATCACCAAACAATTTACTATTTTTGAGTCCACCAACAGAGTCATCGAAAGAATCGAGTTCTCTCCGATACTCTTGAGACTGAGCCTCTTCTTGTTGACTACTAATAAATTGCTGCTGACCTAAGACCGCTTGAGCCAAAATCTCAAGTTGCTCGGTGAAATGACTATTCATGTCACCAGCCAACCCATCGATAGCAGTTACGAGACCTTCATCGTAATCGTCATCAAGACCAACTCTAAACTGTCTCCCAGCAGGCTGCGCTTCCTGCGTATCCGTAGGCTGTTGTTGCGCATACTGCTGTTGTTGATACGCAAGTGCCTGCTGTTGCTGCTGGTAATAACCAGCAGTTGACTCAACATGTCGGCGTAACGCATCATCACTTGAGTAATCATCCGGGTTAATCCCGTAATAATTAGCCCATTGCACAAGATTTTCGTCGGTATCTGGAGAATCATCAGATCCCTGATCCTGCGCATCACGAGGCTCGTCAACCTCATCTGAAGTACCGGATACTTCATCGGCACCTCCCTCGTTTTCATCGGGCTCATGCTCCCGATTAACCTCGTCGATAACATCCAGATCATTGTCCGTAAGCTCGACCGGCTCCTCGTCAGATTCGTTAGTTATATCAACTGCCATCATTTCCCCCTAATAGTTTTTCGGAGCAGAATCGCCATACCCGGCACTTCTATCACACAAACCACGATACCTCAAATACCCCGCCCGTTGACCCCGACTAGTAAAACACGCCGTACCATCACGGTCGAAGCTAACACCAGTAAAACCAGCATTCTTCGCATCTTCATTGAATTGTTTAACCTGCTGAGGAGGTATGCCAGCAGCATCGCTTTTAAGTCCAGTAGACCACCCATTGGCACCGAAATACCGCCCGCCAGCAGCTTTGGGCTGCTGGCCCTGGGGGTTATCGTGCCAACGAAACTCCCCATCATCATCACGATACAGATACTCTCGCTGCGCCATTATGCCTTTTGCCTCCCAAATTGAGCCATCTGATCCTGGTTCGGCTGCCCACCCTGCAAGACCTGTTGCATAACATGACTCCTGCTAGACTGAGTACCACCCGTTGGAACATTCTTTCTAACGGTCTCTCGCACAGTGTGGTTAGCCTTCTCTGGCACCTCATGGGTAGGACCAGGTCGATCCTCCTTAGGCTTCTTGAATTGAATGATGTTGTTCAGTCTAGGCAGATCCATCAACTCAGAGTAAAGCTCAACTAGCTCTTGCATGTCAATACTACCACCAGACTGCATCATATTATCCTGCATAGGCAAAGCAATTTGAGTGATAAAGGTAGTTAGACCATTAATGCGTTCAGACGGCGATTTATACTGCATCGAAAAAGGTTCAATCTCAAAGTTGTAATCAAGGAAGTCCCCCTCTCGTGTCTCCCCATCCCACGTTTGATGAACAGTCCCACCAGCAGACTCAAACTCAAGGGGCATCTCTTTGATCTGATCAACCCAGAGCAACCAACCGAGATCACGACAAATGTCAGAGGTAAACTTTACCACCCGATACTGCATATTTGCTTCACGTTTACTCACCGCACCATGGATCAACCTATCTTGACCAAGGGTATCCGCCTGCGGCCCAAGACCAGCCATCGCCTGGAGATTACCCGCCATCCGATCAAAGATGTCAGTCATGGCAAGCCCAAACGCCTGATTGCTCTGATCAACACCACCCATCTTCATGACGTTAACAGCATCAGGATTGTCGACCCGTGTCCACTGGCCATCAGAAGCCCGCTCAATCCGCTTAGCATCATCGTGATGCCCGGCCTGGTAGAAAGGAATGTCCTTCTGCCGCTGCGCCTGACGACGTTGTTTTCGGAGCAGACCATTAATCACATCGGAAAGAGGCTTCAGGTTCATTGCAGGAGAGATGCCCATAATATGATCTGGGACATCACCGAAAGAAAGAAGATGGAAAGGTCCATTTTCAGGTCCCTGCCAATCCATAACGCGCAACGGTTTTTCCCCATTATGAACCGGCCAGGTAACGATTTTATTTTCGTTCGGCAACCACACATCCATCAGATCGATCATCGGTTCATATTCATCTGGATCACCTTCAGGATTGAACATTCCCTTAACACCAGAATTTGAATCCTCACCCTCCCAATTGGAAAACTTGCTGGTTGGCCGCAGACCCTTTTTAACCTTTGGATCAAAAGCAACATCTTCCTTCATCTTATCGAAACTCATCCGATACTTATTCAGAGCAAACTTTGACTTACGCCAAGCTGTCGCCTGCGTGTCATACACGAAATCATCCAGGCTAACATTCTCAGCATATGGTTTACCTGGATCGAGCCACTCATCCTCACCCTCCAACTCAACCAACCCAGCATCGGCATTGTAAACCTTCACGATCCCCATGCAGAAGAAAGCGTCTAAGACAGCCTGGCGAAGAACTTCCTCCATATGAATCTCTTTGAGCAAACTATTTGTTGCGAGTTGGAAATGATGCGCAAACCAGACAAGATCTCTATTTCGACTTGTCACTAGAATTCGTGGTCTATTGGCCGTAAGAGATTGGGCATAAGTCTCAGCCGTCTGAAACATCAGATTCATAATCACTTCACGACTAGGACCCCCATCGCCGTAATGCGAACCAACATAATCCTTAACAAGTTTCTCTCGCTTCATACGAAATGGCCGCAAAGCTCTTGTAGAGACTTCGATAGCCTTCATCAGGCGAGCACGTTCTTTATCATCATTCGGATTCATTAGTCCCACCCATCGTTGTTTATCTTCGCTAACTTATCTTCGCGGTCCTTAAAACGCCAGGCCATTGAGCCAACTGGAATCTCAGCACGAAACTCCTCTTTTGGGTGTGAGGGGCGATCCTTGACCGCATGCCAGGCAAGCGCCGCAGAAATAACCCTATCTCCATGGGCCTGGCCCTTACTTGAATCATCAATAGTACGGACACTTCGGCTATGAACTACCCGACCGTCCTTATAAACATATTGCCGACACTCCTCAAGAAGAGCATTGCTCCGTATCACAAATTCATCTGTCTTTATCGCCTTGGCCAAGGTTGAAAGCACCGCAAGTTTGTTCTTCTCATTGCTCCACCACCCAGGGTTCTTTGTCTTCTTCTTAAAGTTTTTGTTCTCCACTTCACGGAAATAGATATTCGAGTACTGTTGATCTATCACACGCTTAGTAAACGCTCCACCAGGAGACCCATTAAACTCCCAGATCAAATAGGCGTTATGAAAGAATTTGCACAAAGAGACGACATAATCAGCAAAGTCCTCAGGACGCATTGTATTTGTGGCAAACTCCCCGACCTGGGTCTTAGACACCCCGTTAACAATAGTAGCGACTGAATTGCTAGTGTAACTGCCCCCTAGACCAGCAGAGATATCACAACCGATAACATACTCTGAATGAGCGGCAAGAGGCAAACCTTTGTTGTCCAGATGCGTCCAGAACTTCATCGGACCATCGACGGACTGCTCAAAGCTAGGCTCCAGGGTATCAGACTCATAACCAAAGATACCACGGACAAAAGGAATCATCAGGTTTTTCTGACCCGCCTCATAAAGATCCTTGCCGAAGATCTGATAATCGGAACCACCATAATCACGGTCAAGTTCCTGAGCCACGCTTTGAGGCGTGGCTCCGGGTCGACTGCACTCATTATCGTAGTAAGGACTACGGATCTTATCATCCAACACAAAGGAGTAACCTGGAGGGTACCTGTAGTCCGCATCGAGGATCTCAAGTTTATTATTCTCGGACTGATAAAGGCCCTGGCTTCGTTCTGGATGCTTCTTCCAATCCATAATAATCTTCACCATGGAAGAGGGGGTGTGCATCACATCGTAATAAGCACCAGCAGAACCCTTAGGAGTCGAGACAAACAGACGACAATCTGTGGCGTGCTGAGTAGCGTTCTGAGCCTCATAGTCAGCACCATTAGGAAAGGCAGCAAATTCATCCAGGGCAATAGCCTTCTTACGACCACCACGGAAGGCATCCTCAGTCGTGGTAGCACCCTCAAAGGTGCTACCATTATCACGATTCTCCATCAACATCATCGACCGATAGACGTCCTTTGGACGCATCCAGACAGGCAACCCCCCCTTCTTCCCTTCACCATGAAGCAAGAAGTCCAACTTCCAGAACAACGTATCCTTCTTACCCGGTTTATCAACCAGGTCAGCAGTACGACTCATAATCCCGAAACTAGAAAAGTCCTCGAACACCCAACTATGAAAGAACAAGGTCAAGAACATCCACGTAGCACCTAGATCACGACTCTTCTCCACCCCCACGTCACAATACCCCAAAGCCTCGTGCATCTCCAAGAAGGCTTCGTCCTGGTACCCGTAAGTAATAAAAGGAATCACATTAGACGTAGTGCCACGCAGCCTGCTAGTGCGAGGCTCATAGAGCCAGCAGAAGGCATTAATGAAGAACAAGATATCCTGCTTGCACGCAGTCCAAAGACTACGTCGCTTGGACCCAGTATCGGCCCAAGCTAACAGCTCACGCCGGTATCTCAGGTTGTCCTTCAGGTTCTTTGGTATTTGATCGTAAAGGCTCATTTGGCGTCAACACAGACAACATACTTTCCAACTGCACGATCGATTCACCGGTATCACCCATACCCTGCTCCTCAACCTGCTTCCCCTTCCCCTTGAGTTGCTCACGAATAACCAACTCCATAAATTTACCCTCATTCTCAGTGGCCCAGACTAACATGTTCCACGCTCCTGGTGTCGGAGCTTCCGGCGGCAATACTCCCCACTGATGTCTCTCCCCCCGAGTCTTATGCAGATTGTGGAACACAAAAGCAATCTCAATCGGAAGATCGGACTCATTGATATCGTACTCAACTAACAGTTTGTCGACATCCTGATCAAGAACCCGTCTGGCCTCTTCTTTCTCGCCAGCCACTATCGCCCGCTCATGCTCAGGACCCTGGTAACCCATATCCAACATCGTCTGGAATTGAGCCTTCAAGAACGGCATATCGCCATCCATGTACTTACGATAGTTCCCCCGGTACTCCTCGAAACGATTCTCTCGTCGCATACGATCCACGAAAAGTTTACGCGGTGAATCTGCTTTCTTTTTTTCAGTCATTTAGTCCTCAGCGTTTTGTAAACAGGGATAGCACTACTGTGAAGAAAAGTTAATCCGATTACGTCTGCATCCATCTCCGTAGCACTCAGATTCACTGACCACTGCCCATTGCCCTCATGGGCAAAAGATCCAGCCACAGCACCCTGAGTCCCCCCATCCTTAGTAATCTTTCCCGTCACAGTACCGGTGGTGATTGCACTGGTACTAGTCGCATTAAGTAGCACAAAAGTAAACCCGGTTACTGCAACCCCCTTGAGGAAGTGCTCCTCTTCAAGGGCATCTCCAATAAGCACATTGCTTTGGAAGATAACAGCCACGGTCGTCTGGGGATCAAACGAGGACATCCCACGAGTGACAATGTACTGAACAGTATCAGTCCCGACGAAACCAGGACCAATCAGATCTTTAATCGCCATTAACTAGCCCTTGTCCTGCTCGTAGGATCACTGGCATCGTTTAAGGTGAACGTCATTGCGGTAGTACTACCATCAACCTTCTTCGCTGTCAGCGTTGTTCCGCTGACAGCAAACTCTGCCACGCAAGTGTAGATCATATACAAAAGCTGAGCAGGGGTCGCAGCAGCCCCGTCAGAGGCATAGGACTCCGTCTGAGCCGTTGTCCAGGTAGCATCCACTTCTGCCTTAGTCGGCGGATCGTAGGCTGTTAGAGCGTCAGTACACTCGCTCTGCACCTCAGCGTCCCAGGCAGCATTCCAGGGTACTGCTGTCAAACCCGCACCAGCAGAACCAATGACCGCTGTGTCCACAAGTATCGAGTCCACAATACCATCAATGACATCAATCTTGTCATTAAGTGTCGTCCCGGTATCCACGAGGATTGCATCCACGATTCCATCAATCGTGTCGATCTTACCCTCAAGCGTTGTCCCAGTGTCCACCAAGACTGCATCTACGACCGTATCGATGGCATCTATCTTCGTGATAAGATCTGCACTGGCTGCAAAGAGAGAGGCGTAGATGGCCTCCTCCACAACCTGGAACGTCTTAAACACCGGCAAAGCCCCGGACTCGTGAACTGCCACAAGCAGTTCACCGCAAGTGTTGGTATCAGTTGTGTCCAAGATGCAGATGTAAAACCCGATCTCATCGTGAGAAGCAGAAGAACTCTCATTCTTCTGGGCGAAGTTACCACCAGCCTTGGACAACCGTATATCGGCTTGACTGATGGTCAAGCCGGTCTCAGCCGTCTTACCATCCGTATCATCCACAAACGGGCCCAACCTAAACGTGTAAGCGGTACTTTGCTTAATGAACATCTAGTAAGCCCTTTGTGCAAGTTGCCCCAATTGTGTCGTTGCAGGACGACGATAACGCTTCTTCTTCTTCTTAACCTTCTTGCCAGTCTTGGCAGCCTCGGCCTGGGCCGCTGCCATACCCTTAGCATCGTAACTAAACTCTTTTCCACCTACTTTTGGCATGATCTTCTCCTTCTAGTTCTCTCTCATCTGTCTATAAGTATTCATCGCTATCGGAACGATAGCACTGCCACCAGCAGCATCAGGACACTGAAACCAGGCCTGAGTAACCTTCACGACAAGGCCCATCGCCATCTCGTCATCGGCACTAAAGCTCAGCCGCAAGTTGTTGTAATTCGTAATACTGTTAGCCTCAGACGTACTGAGGGTAAAGGTGTACTGCGTAATCGAGTCAGAGACGGCATCATTCACACTCGTAGCCCTGGCTGTCGTAGACTCCAACAACACCACGGTCAAAGCACCATCGCCACCCGAGTCATCCGAAGCACGATAGTAAACCTTGTGGTTAGCGGCTGAACTGGGATCTGACACATTGGACAGAGCAACAATAAAAGCCGAATCACTAGGACCTTCAACTGACACGTAATCACTGTCACTAGCGCTCGACTCGTCAATCATCGCAAACAGATCGTCGCCGCTGCTGGCCTCCCAGCCCCCAGCGTTGCTCACATCACTGTCAGGACGGGCATACTGCGTCATAGCCAGCTAAGCAACCTGTACAAGAGAAACGAGGTAACAACCGTCTGTAGCGTCAGATAAACTACACCAAGACCCAATATCATGCAAACACCAATCTCCATGCACCGTTTCATGCAGACAACTCCGTTTCGTATTGCTTCTCGCAGAACTTACAAGAGACCTCACGAGGATACAAAACGTACAAATCCACACGACCATCGTCCCCCTCTACCGATTCCCTCCTCACTCCCCGGATGAAATTCTCACGACCGCACCCATTGCAGTCGAACATCCAGGCACTGTGAACCTCAATACGCTCTAACTTAGGCTTTTCCTCGGGAATTTCCATTACCAGACCAGTATAAGAGCTTGATCGCCATCGGGAAACAGAGGTTTGACACCCAATTCTCCTGGTCCACACCCTGAAATATATTTTTTATATTTTTTCCTCGCGGGAAGCCGGGGGTATCTAATACGTCCTAAGCCGCTGCACGGGGGGTCTGGTTTAGTTCTCCTTTCTAACAGGAATCGACTACGTCGATCTGTTTTTACACTGTAGGACAAGCCTGAGGGGCTTGTCCGGTGCGACCCCACCGTTCAATCAACGCAC